CTTGCCCTTACCTTTGCCTTCTTTGTCGCCATTGCCATCGCCATCGCCGCCCTCATCTCCGTCACCATCCATGTCCAAGTGATCGTCAAACGGCATCTTGATAACAGTGGCGTTCTTCATCAAGTCTTCGTACACTTCGTCGGCAGTTTTGCCTTCGTACTTGCGGTCTGCCAAGATCTCAACAGCGGTAATACGGGTACCAACGTTTTCGCGGATCAACATATTGTTGATAACAAAATCACCAGCCATGTTCCAAACACCAGGATCGCGACTGCCACGCCGTGTCATGTGTTCAAAGATAATGTGCCCAAGTTCGTGTGCAAAACCAAAGATCAACTCGCCGTCGGAACACTTTTGAACAAAGTTTGAATTGTAGTAAAACTTGCGACCATCTGTTGCAATGGTCTTGCACCACTCAACTTCTTCTAGTTTCAAGCGAGCAGCCAACGGACCCCAAAAGGGATACTTGAGCAACATGCTAACACGGCTCTTAATTAAACGATCTTTTGCGGGCATTTTTGACATAGTGACTCCTAAATTTCTTACTGTATCTATTATACTGCAAACTCGTCAATGTTGTCAACGATTTCATCAATGACTTCGTATACCCAAGACACTGGAATTTCCAGGATAAGTGCAATGGTTGTAGGCCTGTAATCTTGCTCAAGCATGGCTTCAATTTCCAAACTTAGATTATTCATTGCACTCATTTCGGATCCTTTTGCTGTTTATGTGTATATTATACTGGAGCTTTGGTCCAACGTCAACCGTTTTTACTGGATTTTCTGTTGTTTTTTGACTACAACTTAGGTCCCAAAGCATAGCAACTTCGGGCTCCCTAAACCAAATTTTTTGCTTTGGTACAAAATCCCAATCCAGTCGCTTTAGACCTTGGGATCTGCACCATGCGGTAACTTCATTGATTGTTGTGGCTCGATCAAGAACGCGGACGGACCAACTTTCTCGTTGTTTGCGGAGCCACTCGCTAACATCGCCCGGTGAAGGGGGCTGGTTCGTCCACACTGTGGTGTACTCCGGACCGTATAGCATTTCTGCTATTTCAACAGTCCGGGGTCTATCACTCATCTTCAACCTTCCGGGGTCAATCACTCGTCTGTAAGCAGATTAGCGTAACGCTTGAAGAACTCTGGGAAGTTGGTCATCTTCTTGCGATCGAAAACCACCTTGTAAGACTTCAACACTGTATGAGCACCCATGATAACCATTTCTGGTTCAAAGTTCGCCATCATAAAGCCCAACCAGTTGTCAGCGTTCTTGTTAAAGTCGTCCAACTTACCTGCTCGCTTGCCTGCTTCGTAACGTGTACGAAGTTCGTAGCTCAAGCTAGTAACCAGAGCGTATGCAGCCGACACTTCCTTGGATTTGAAAGTAGTAACTTTGCCGCTCAATACATCGCTTGGGTCAGGCAAGTCTGCGGCGTGCTTACGGTGTGCCATAAACTTAATCGCCATACCTTCACCAACCAAGCCTGACACCATGTCTGTGTTAGCAGAGTCAGGCATGTCGTCATCGATCATGTCGCTAACAAAGCTCCAGGTACGTGGAGTAGAGAAAGCACGATCGTGTTGTGTAGGATCAAAGTTGTACAGGTCGCCTTTGAACTGCTTCAAGAAGCCCACCACATGCGGATGGATTTCGTTCATGATAGCCCACTGTTCCCAGTCTTCGAAGTCGCAACGGATTTCCAAGTGCATGAAGCGGTTAGCCAATGGGCTTGGCATACGGTACGTAACACCCTTGTCACCCATACGGTTACCTGCGGCAATCATAACCACGTTTTCTGGCAGTGTGTATTGACCCACCTTACGGTTCAGAATCAACTGATAAGCCGCAGCCTGAACAGCAGGAGGAGCAGAGTTCAGTTCGTCCAAGAACAAAAAGATCACATCATGCTTTGCGGCAAACTCAGCAGTAGGCAGTTCAGAAGGAGTAGCCCACTTCATAGTGTTGTCACCAGCTGAGTAGTAAGGGACACCCTTAATGTCAGTGGGATCCATCAACGCCATACGCAGGTCTACGACTGCGGAGTTGGGCCATTCTGCGGCAACTTGGTTCACCATGTCTGACTTACCAACACCTGGAGGGCCCCAAACAAACACTGGGCGGCGCTTTTGCACAGCACGGCGCAGGATGGGTTTGCATTCGCTGATCTTAACTGTACGGGTTTCTACTTGACTTGCCATGATGATTCCTACTTAGAATTTGTTGAACATGTGTGTATTATAAAGCATTTATTTGCGATTGTCAACAAATAAATGCATTGTGGTTTTTACGCAACAGCTTGTTCTTGAGCTGGCATAACTTGAGCAATGAACTCGGAAGCATCAATGGCTTCTTTGGTCATTGGGGCAGGCAATTCGATGAATTTGACATCAGTGCAACCAGCGCGGACCAGTGTACGAGTACGGCGCTTGTCGTTAGTGTAACGAACTGCACCTTTGCCGTTTTTAGAAACAGCGTAGCCAACGTGGGTAAATGTTTCACCAGCAATAACTGATTCAACTGCGGCTTCAACTGCTTGGGCGGTGACTTTAGACATAAATTTCCTTGAGTGTGTGTTAGTGTATTGCAGAACCGTTCCGCAATGTTTAAATTATACTATTGATCCTGGTCCTTGTCAACCTGTTTTTGATGCTTTTTGCGTCTTTTGTAGGCTTTTTTGCTTTCCTCTACCTTGCCCTTAAAAGGGCTGTTGGCGTGGTACAGCTCAATAGCTCTACGCTTAGTACGCTCTAGCTTCAAAGTGATTGTGGTCCGTTTCATAGTGCTAGTATTATATGGCGGCCCGAGCCAAAAGTCAACCTGTTATTGGCGCTTTTTTGATGAAAATGTGTTGTATTTTTGCAACAAAAAAGTAGTACTTGGGTTTAACCTTTTCCTTGTGCTCGCCTACTCAATCCATTTAGCCAAAGAACAATATCATCGTTTACTAAACGAATTTCCATTGCGTCTTGTTCGCCAAATACACGAAAATAACCGGCACCGTGATAGTAAGGCCAATCCAAGTGTTGCTCAAGACCTATCAAGTGCCCAGGGTTTGGACTCCAACCTGGAGGGCATTGGTACGACCAATAGCGAAAGTGGGGCTTCATTAGTTCCCAACCAAATGTTGTCAAGCGTAAGCCCTTGCGCTTGCCTGGTTGGTAGTTTTTAAAAACAGTGTACTCTGTTACCTTGGTATTTTCCCAAATGTGAGGTAAGGGATACTGAGCCAAGTACTCAGTTATCTTTGTAGCTAGTTCCTTGCTCACTGATCTTGCGTCCTTGCTTCATTTCGACAACTGAAAAATCTTCCACTTTGAATAGTTTGTTTAACTTATCAGCCAAGTTAAACGCATGCCCTGGATTAGAAAATGAAACTTTTTTGTACTTTGGGCCTGGATAGCTGATTAAACTGTTCAGGGTGCGAAGATTAATTGGTCGGTCTTTATAAAAGACCGCATATATTGCATCAGCTGCAAGTACTTCTTCGCTCTTGTAAGTTCTTGGATTTGTATGCGTTAATAGGATGTTGGGCTTGGGTCTACTCATGATAACTTTATTTATCAAAAGTAGATATTTATCAAACCAATTACACTGTGGTCTTTGGCAACATTATAGACAGCTTGCCACCGTGTATGATAATACAGCTGGTCTCAGGATCGGCCACAGAAGTTCCTACGGCAGTAAATGTACGAGTCTTGGAATTGGCCCAAAGGGAAAACATTACAACACCGTCAATGGATCCAACAGCAATGACATCTTCCTCGGCAGCTTTTAGGCCATTGGCCAAGTCTTGAGTTTTACCACACGTCCAGCTAGACTCAAGTTTAAAAACTTCGGCATTCGCCGGCCATGCTAAAAAAGCAATAACTAAGATCAGTAAGGAAACAATCCCTACCTTAGTTATAAGTGGCCGCCAGCCATTCAGTATGTTGTTGAGCATTATCACTTGACTTTTGTAAATTATACTTGCCACAGAACTTCATAAAGTGTGGACCAACAGATGGATTTCGAGGCTTTTGTACAGCTTCGGCAATGGTAGCGTCTAGTTCAGCTTTGATATGATCTGGCTGTGCAGTCAGATCGATAATGGCACGATTGCGTTCATAATCATCGCGCACCAGGTGCTCGACACCTTCGTGGTCGGTCCAACGTTGTAGCATGAGATTGTTCCACATAAAGCCTTTGTTGTTGCGATCTGCAAATGCTTCTTGTAGGCCCACTTTGTTCTTGGTACCTTTGGTACGCACACCAGGATAAGCACTAAACACGTTGTCACTTGTATCACCGCGCATGCACTTTTCAAACAGCAACCATTCTGGTTCAGGCGCTGGCTTTACTTCTTTTGTTTTCTTGTCTTTTACCGGCTGACCCTTTTCATCAAAGTAGCCTTCGTGAGTTGTGAGTACACCAGTGATGCCATTGAACAATTGCACATTAGGAGCAATCAGCTGTTCAAAGTCTGTGTCACTTGAAACGATAATATGGTTGTCGTCCTTGTGCAATTGAATCCAACGGGCAATAAAATCGTCAGCTTCGCATACAGGATTCTTAAGAACAGTTACATTGGTCTTGGTACTAATGTATTCGTAGAACTTATCAAACGATTCCCAAAACAGTTTTTCTTCTTCTGCTTCTTTAGGAGTTTGTTTAGCACGACCCTCTGCACGATTGGCCTTGTACGGCTTGTATACGTCCTTGCGCCAGCTTCGGCCTTCAAAGCAGAATACAACATGCTGGCCCTGTCGATCACGCCATTGACGCAGGACAGAGGCCAGGATAATATGGTAGCTCATTGCAACACGCTCTTCAGGGTCACCAGAACGGATCACATGACGGGCACGGAAGAACAAGTTTGCGGCATCGACGATTAAGTAGCTCATGTGACTATTGTAGCAGTAAATTGGTTAGGTGTCAAGCGATTATTGGTTGCGTGTTCGATCGTTTGTTTGCATACGACCAGCGTCTGCAATAAATGATCCGGCGGCATCACTGTCCATGCTTACGTTACGGCACATGTCAGTGAACCAAGCGTCAACAATATCCTCGGGGCTGTTACCTTGATAACCACCGGAACGCAAGAACTGTACAAACGCAGGATTCCATTCCAGCTCAAAATATCCTTGTTTGGGATTGTCAGGAGCAAGATGTGCTTGAACTACGTTGACCCAAGGTTCGGGGCTATTCTTCATTGACTTTGCAGTTGGCTTTTTGATGAAAATCTTCTTTATAAATTCAAACATTTCAAATATCCCGTCCAAATACATTTTCTTCCCTCTTGGGTAGATCAGCTAACACTGTTTCTCGCCATTCTTTTGATTCCGAATACCATCTGGCACGCTCGTCTTGTGTGCGGTAGCATCCAATGCACATATCGTTGTCATCTGATACACAGATGCCTACGCATGGGTTAGTTAAATTTGCGTGGTCATCATTCATTGTCGGTTCTTTTAAATGCTTTAAATAACATGGGTATTTGTTTTTCTCTATTTCTTGGCAGCTTGGGTGCAAGGCTACTTAGCTTGACAACTTCATCACTGTATGTGGTGTTACACAGCGCACATGATTTATCTGCGGATGACATGGTAACAGTCTTTCTATTAAATGAACAAGTATGAATCCAGGTTATCATAATATTGATCAAGTTACTTGTTACTGTGTTTTTCTAACTCTTTGACAGTAGATTCAATAGCAGCGGAAAAGTTTACGGCACTTTGTTTATTCAGTACCATATGATGCTCTTGCTTGTATACACCTTTGACCAAGATATCATAAACAGCTTGCAATCGTTGACTCCAGCCCTTCCAGACTGGAGTCCAGGTAGTTACATAAAAGCTGACTTCAACATCGGGAATGTCAGCATCATGTTGAACTTCAATCCACATTTTAACAGCATGATCATCGGAAGTGCAATCACATTCAACGTTGAATACTTTTGCATCTGCCCAGTCTGCGTCAATGCTGACACCCTGTGCTGGTGTTTGTGCTTTCATTGTATCTCCTCCGGTATAAGTTGTTCCGTACATTATTTAGCCCATCCATTGCCCCATATTGTACAATGCAAACGGGGACTTATATTGTATCCTCGAACTAATGCTTCATCTGCGACTAATCTTAAATTTTTATTATACATTTCGTCTGTACCGCCAACTGGCATAACAAATACAGGACCTTTAAAGCCTGCTTCACGATACTCTGCTGTGGCAGCATCTACTTCTTCGAAGTCAGCAGCCTTGTCAACAACAAACTTCAAGTAAGTAAACCCTCGGGTTTGGTATTCCGCAACCACTTCGGGCTTGACAGCATCTGACCACTTTTCTCCACTTGCACTTAGCTTGGGACTTACACTGAACGTAATTTGATCTTTACGCAAATGATAATCATCCATTAAGAAACGTTTAAAGTCTTCGTGTAAGTGCTGAGTACCGTTAGTTTCAAATGTAAGATTTTCTAAGTCTCGCATTTTGTTTTCGCTCAACAAGTCTGGATACAGTTGTTGCCAGCCCAACAGCGGC